TCGAATTACGAAATAGTTGATAAGAGAGTTTGCATAGAGATTCCACAATTCGACTTTGCGTATGAGTTACGACCTTCCCAACAAGCCGTCTATGACGACTTAAATGACAGTAGTATTATTAATGCTTGGGTCAGTTGGGGAAAGACTGTAACAGCTTTAGCTATTGCTAATAAGCTTAAACAGAAAACACTCATAGTAACACACACTCTACAACTTCGTAGTCAATGGGAAAAAGAAGTACAAAAATCACTCGGGGTTACGGCGGGTGTGCTAGGTAGTGGAAGATTTGAAATAGAGTCTCCAATCGTAGTAGGGAATATACAAACTTTGTACAGAAGAATACCCGATATTCAAAAGAGTTTCGGGACACTCATTCTGGACGAAATGCATCACGTTTCATCACCGACATTTACACGAATTATTGATGCGAGTCACGCAAGATATAAGATTGGATTAACAGGAACGATGGAAAGAAAAGATGGCAAGCATGTTATATTTCGAGACTATTTCTCTGACACGGTGTTTAAGCCACCAAAGGAGAACTATCTTGTGCCACGAGTTGACGTGGTACCGTCAGGTATAAGGTTTCCTGATGGGGCGCAAACCCCATGGGCAAATCGAATCAACGCTATTGCATACAACTTTGAGTACCAAAACCAAGTTGCGCTTCTTGCAGCAAACTATGCGGCAAAAGGACACAAGGTATTAGTTGTAAGCGACCGAGTTGATTTTTTACAAAATTGCACGAAACTTGTAGGGAGTAATGCAATCTGCGTAACAGGAAAAGTTCCACATGAAGAACGCCCTGCTATGCTAAAACAAGTATTTGGAGAAAAAGATATATTGTTTGGAACACAGTCTATATTTAGTGAAGGAATTAGTTTAGACTGTCTAAGTTGTCTTATTCTGGCAACACCCGTAAACAATGAACCTTTATTAACACAGTTGATAGGTCGTATAATCCGAATATACGAAGGAAAACAGCAACCTATCATCGTTGATATTCACTTAGTCGGTCGTACAGCAAGACGACAGGCTGGAGCGAGAATGGGTTATTACATAAAACAAGGTTATGATGTTAAAGCTATATAACATTAGAAAAATAATTCTTGACAATCGGTATATTTTTTGATATAATGATACTCTATAATTGGAAAAAAATTAAGAAAGAGGCAAATAGTAGTGTGCCAGACATACTAACTATCCTTCATATTTTGACTTATCGACTGCCCCCAGTCAATAGGAAAGACAGAATATACAAGTTTTGGCAGAAAAGTTTCTACGGAAACAGTTTTCTAGTCAATCCTGAACCCTTATTTATCCAACGAAGATTGTATTCAGACAAAGAGATTGCGCAGTATGCAGGTATCGCTTCCCTGCGCAATCTGTTCGCATACAATACAACAAAAGATACCACATTGGACTTGCTGCACTATAATGGTAAGCAAGATATAATAAACAACAATAGATTACTTTGGATTGAAAATGATAGAATACATTTTAAGTTTGAAGAAATCACAAGCCTAAAGGAATTAGAATGGCACTAAAATTTAATGAATCAAAAGGTGAAGCTGTTAAATCTAAGATTGACAGTTATCAATACGTCGAAGGCGACAATAAAGTAAGAATGGTAGGCGATATCTGTGCAAGATACGTTTACTGGTTAAAGGGCGAGAACGGTAAGAACTTGCCTTTCGAATGTCTATCATTTGATAGAGAAAAGGAAATATTTAATAACCTAGAAAAAGACTGGGTTAGAGAATACCACCCCGAATTAAAATGTGGTTGGTCTTATGCAATACAATGCATACATGATGGTAAAGTAAAAGTCTTAAATCTCAAGAAGAAACTAATGGAGCAAATTAAAGTTGCTGCAGAAGATTTAGGTGACCCTACAGATTTACAAACTGGTTGGGACGTCCACTTCAAAAGAGTAAAGACTGGACCTATGGCATATAATGTAGAATATCAACTACAAGCACTTAAGTGCAAAAATAGAGCACTCGATGACAATGAAATGGAATTGGTTGCAGAATTAAAATCTATGGATGAAGTATTAGCTAGACCTACTCCTGACGCTCAAAAAGAGCTTCTTGATAGGATTAGAGCAGGCTCCAGTAACAGCGACGAAACTGCTGCTGAGGAGTTTGATGTCTAATGATGATAGGGATTGGAGAACAATTTCCTCATACTGCACTTCAAGGTGTAGTAGGAATTAACCCTGATAAAGTCATAGCAGAAGTTTATACTGATGATGTACACGGAGATTGGAAAGTAATTTTCTTTTATCCAAAAGACTTTACTTTTATCTGTCCTACAGAAATCGCTGCTTTTGAAAAAGTAGCGGAACAAGAAAACTGTAGTGTATATGGCATTAGTCCAGATAACGAATATTCTCATCTAGCATGGTTAAAAGATAATCCAATATTAGAAGATGTTTCTTTTCCATTACTTGCAGACTCAGGCAATATATTAGCCGAAGACTTAGGAATTGTTAGCGAAGAAAATGTTCCTTATAGAGCTACTTATATAGTAGACCCTGAAGGAAATATTCAACATATTTCAGTTAATGCACTTGACACAGGAAGAAACATAGACGAAATCATTAGAACTTTACACGCACTACGAGCAGGTGGATTAACTGGTTGTTCGTGGACTGCAGGAGATGAGTTTGTAGCATGATTTTATTTACCGCTGATTGGCACATAAAACTTGGACAAAAGAATGTTCCAGTATCATGGGCTTGTACTCGATACAAGTTATTCTTTCAGCAGGTAGAAGAAGCTATAGAACAGCACGATTGTAAATTACATATCATTGGAGGGGACTTGTTTGACCGAGTTCCCTCAATGGACGAGCTGACTCTATACTTTGATTTTGTAAAGCAATGTAGTATTCCTACAATTATTTTTGATGGTAACCATGAGGCTACTAAAAAGAATACTACATTCTTTAGTAATTTAAAAAGAGTTACTAATGAAATAAACCCAAATGTAATAGTAATTGATGAATATTATGAACACCCAGAAGGCTGGGCAATATTACCCTATGCTGACCTACATAAAAAAGGAAGTATAGAAGGAGTAAGAACAGACTACTTATTTACTCATGTAAGAGGAGAAATACCTCCTCATGTTGTACCTGAAGTAGACTTAGAAAGATTTAGTAAGTTTAAAACTGTATTTGCAGGAGACTTACATGCACACAGCAATACGCAAAGAAATATAGTATATCCTGGCAGTCCTATGACTACAAGTTTTCATAGAAATGAAGTACAAACAGGATATATAGTAATAGACCCAGATTGGAATTGGACTTGGCACGGATTTGAGTTGCCACAACTATTGAGAAAAACAGTATCAAGTCCTGATGAAATGATACAAACAGAATTTCATCATACAATATATGAAATAGAAGGAGATGTGGCAGACCTAACAGGAGTAGAGAACTCAGAGTTACTCGATAAAAAAGTTTTAAAAAGAAAAACAGAAGCTACTCTTATGTTAGATAAAGAAATGACAATAGAAGAAGAATTAAATGAGTATCTGAGTTATATTTTAGAATTAGACGATAGTAAAACCAAAAAAATATTAGGAGTGTTTAGTGATTACGCTAAAGAAGTTGAAGTGGAATAATTGTTTTAGTTATGGCGAAGATAACATATTAGACTTAAATGAGAGTATAGTAACTCAGCTTGTTGGTACAAATGGAGCAGGAAAGTCTTCGATACCTTTAATACTAGAAGAAGTATTATTTAATAAGAACTCAAAAGGAATTAAAAAAGCTGATATAGCAAATAGAATTAATAATAAAGGGTATGATATATCCCTAGATTTTGATGTAAATAATGACGAGTATAAAATTGAAGTTACTCGTAGAGCATCTATAAAATGTAAATTATATAAGAATGGAGAAGATATTTCTAGCCATACCGCTACAAATACTTATAAAACAGTAGAAGAAGTATTAGGTTTAGATTTTAAAACATTTACTCAGATAGTATATCAAAATACTAATACAAGTTTACAGTTTCTAACTGCAACAGATACTAATAGAAAGAAGTTTTTAATAGATTTGTTACAATTAGAAAAATATGTAAAATACTTTGAAATTTTTAAAGAAAACTCACGAGTTTTAGCTGGAGACGTTTCTCACATACAAGGGAAACTTGACACAATCATTAAGTGGTTAGATGACAACAATTTGGAAGCACCTACTATACTACCCAAATTAGATTTACCAAAAATATCGGAAAAAGACTTAGAACAATTAAGTTCTTTACAATTAGAATTTAAAAATATCTCTGAAATTAACCGAAAAATAAATCAAAATAATTTTTATAAAACTGAGCTGGCTAGTATAGACCTTGATAAATATAAAAATGAAGGAAATCACTTGTTAGAATCTCGACAGAACTATGACAAAGATTTAGAAGAATTAGGTAAGTGGCAGTCGGTTTATAGTAGTGAAGTCTTTGAGGGAACAAGTGAGGATATATGTCCGACTTGTGGGCAAGAAGTAGACCAAGATTTACTTGATGAAATATATCAACGAGAAGAAGAAAAGCACAGTCAAGCATTTGAATATATTAAAAAAATTCAATCCACTATTAGACTT